GTGGAGTCACCAACAATTTTTCTGACTTTAGCTTGCTCCAACTGTGTCTTGACCCAGTTCATGTCTAGACCACTCATTACGTACTCTCCTTTTTGTTGGGAGGGGCACCACCCTATAAGAGTGATGCCCCTCGTAGTAACTATTAGTGACTTAGAACGGTGCTGGTGGTGGTGCTGCCGCCGGAGTCATCACTGGGGCCGGAGCCATCACCGGGGCCATTGCCGGTGCGGGTGCCATGGCAGGAGGAGGCGTAGCTGCAGCCGTCATCTGAGGCACTGCTGCCGCAGGTGGAGCCGTGACAGCAAAAGCATCAGGGTAGTAAGCCTTGAGCTCGTTCCTGGTTTTTCCGTTGTACTCACTCTGACCAACCTTTGCACGGAAACGTCGATTAATCAACGCGTCAGCAATGGTCTCAAGGTCAGGATTATTTGTCTTAAGGTATTCTGGAGTGAACCCCAATGCGTTGAGCTTGCCAGCAAAAATACCCATTGCCTGAGGATTTCCGTGACTGATAACAAGGTTGTCCCACACCAAGCGACGTGCATGTGGCCCGCTCTCAACCTGAGTTTTCAGTGAAAGCATTGGCTTTCCTGTGGAGGTTACTTTGACTACACACTCCAAGATAGAGAGGTCATACTCGTCCTCAGGGAGGGGAGAGTAGTCGGTGTTACTCATCGCTGCGTCTCCGAGGATATCCCCGAAATTTACATTAGTACCCATATTAGCTTCCTTTGCTTCGATTTATAGTATTAGCTTCAATTTATTCAGTTGTATGCGTCTAAACCTGTCTTGGTCCAAAGATGTTATCCAGCATAGTCTCAATAGAAAGACTGTCCTGTTCAACTATCGACCCCAAGCGCCCTTGGACTCGTTCCCCTGCTTCATACTCACTGGTCCGCTCGACATACATGCGTCGCAGTTTGTACGGTGGTTGCATGGGATCTGGGTTCTGGAACTGCTCAATAGTGAGAGCGCCCAGAATATCATAAAAATAAGGAGCTTGAATAGCAAGCTGCCCCTGCAGGTACGGCCGGTGAACACCATCCTGCCCCACACGAGCCATAGCTGTCAGGACAACGGCTTCAAGGGGGGTGGTGGGGTGCATCGTTAAGTCTCTGAGGTCCCGGAGGAGCCCTCCCATGTGTCGGAGTAGCTCACCCCACTGCTGCATTTTCATCTGCTCGGTTCCGGCAATGCTGTCCATGCACTTTACCTGCAGCTCCGAAATGGAGTCAATGATTAGGCTTTTGAAGTGGTGCTTGCCCGCCTGAAGCCATTGATAAGCCTTGAGAACAGTGTCATAATCTCTTACGGTGACGACAACAGTGTCCCATGTTCCGTCAGCTAGAGGTGGCTCTTCGCGCATAGGGTCCCAGTACTTGGCGACAATAGGCAAAAACCTGTGCCCACCCTCGACGTCAAGCATTAAACGCGGGTATGGTGCAGTCACAGCAAAGCTTGACTTTCCGACTTTTGAGTCCCCGTACACCATGACGGTGAGGGACCTCTGGACTTCGGACATTATTCTGTTCCTTTCGTTTCTCCTCCGCCATAGTAGGCGTAGGGGTCGGATACGTCGTACAGTTCTGAAATTGCTTGCTCTGCTGCGCTGCCGTCATCTACTAGTGTGCATACCGAGTAGAAAACGCATTTCCATTTGCAGTCCCTAGAAGGTCTAGGATACACATGATACGCGGGACTTTCCCCTGCGTCAAGTGCGGTCCTCACGCGCATAATGTCTGCTACCGTTCCATGAAGCCTGTCCCAAAAAGACCGCATCGTAAAAATGTTATGTCTAACCTCTATTTGGTCATAAAAAGGAGGTTTTGCGGCAGCCGTACGTTTGACCTTCTTCAGAAGAGTAAACAGGCCACCTTCAGACCTACTGTCCTCCCCCTCTTTCAGGGACTCCAAAGTCATATAAGTAAGAACCTGCTCATTCATATGTGCAAGGCTGGCAAATTCGCTGAGGGATCCACCCACGGTCTTAAAGTCACGAAACATTCGGACCCCATCAATTTTTCGGCGAACTCTCATATCAAGTTTCCCTGTGAGCTCAACCTCCCCGTTGAACAAGGGGACGGTCACAACCTCTTCTGTAGAAATAATGTCTAGTTCTACGTCAATCCCATTCTCCTCAACCCACTGAAGATAACCCTCAAGCATAATGTGCCCAAGCTCTGCTTCACTTTCCAAGGCTTCTACATCTTTAAATTCAGACAGTAGGCGACTTTTTTCCAGCTCTACAAGACCGTTATGAGCGTCAATTAGCGGGGTTCCCAGGGCGTAGTACTGGTCCAAGGACTCATGAATTCGTGTCCCCAGGGCGAGGGGGCCCGTAGATTTCTGCTGCTTGGGCTGCAGGCGACGGTAGTAAGTAAAGTACCACCGGCGTCGGCAGTCCTTAAAAGTTTGAATTTCAGAATTTGAAATACGCACCGGAGCAGTCATTATTTTTTCCCAGTCTTTGTTTCGTCTACCAAAATAGTGATGAGTTTGTCTCTGTCTTTTACAATTTCTTCAAAGTTCTCAGCTTTCGTCTCAAGTACATCAAGAATCCGAGACTCTATGCTGTTTTCTGTTATGTAGTCTGTAATTACAATCGAGTCGTGAATTTCCGAGCCAATTCTATGCACTCTGTCCAACGCCTGTTTGTAGTCTACCAGGGACCAAGGCCTTTGGAGCATAATTAGCCTCCGTGCTGCTGTCAGTGTGACACCAACGCCACCCGCCTGTGCAGTGAAAAGAATCCACTTTATGTGCCCCGCTTGAAAGCTAGCAATAGCTTCCTGGCGCTCTGTGTCACTCTGCGACCCCGTAATAAGCCCATGGGGAATGCCCGCCTTGGTCAGCTCTGCACTCAGCAAGTAGATAAGTTGGCGAGAAACCGCACACACCGCCACCGATTCACCCTCAAAGTCTCCATTTTTAAGATCACTCATAAGGGCGTCAACTTTACATGAAGGCTCAGCCAAAACTACCTTCGGCTCCCCCGTTTTCGGATTAATTTCCATGCTGGCGTATGAATTAGCAAACTGAACCAGGCGCAAAGTCTGAGTAAGCACGCTAGGCGCTGTGACAACGTCGCCCCCCTCAAGCTCGGCAACCATAATTTTTTTCATTTCTGTGTAAGCTTTTTTTTGCTTAGGGGACATTTCAACATCCCTACGGTCATTAATAATTTCTGGGAGCCAGGGGAGAACTCGAGCTTTCAACATTCTGCGCATATAAGGGTTTACGGTGGCGTAAAATTCTTCCTGCATTAATGGTTTTATGCCAACAATCATAAGCTGACCATATGCGTTAGTCATAGTGTCGATCATCCGATCAATCCACTTAGTCTTGCTTGGCCAGTCCTTTTGGGAAAGCCAGTGAAGAATGGGCCACAAGTCCAAAACATTATTTGCAATGGGCGTCCCCGTAAGGGCAAATCTAATAGGAGCGTTTCCGCTCGCAGACCACAAAGCTCTGGTCTGCTTACTTTTTGGTTCTTTAGACCTGTGAATTTCATCTGCAATGACAGCTTTAAAGTCAATCTCATTGAGCTCCCGAATGTGTACCTCGCAACGGGTTTCAGTTACCTTTGAGTCATGACCGCCACAGGACACACAACGTGCCAATGCCACCGAACCGTACGGAGCAAGCCGTGAGTGACCTCTGAGGGACTCCCAGTTGACGACATAGACATCAGCGTCTTCGGTAAGTTGCTTACGCCTCTGGGTCGCTGTGCCCCGCACAGCCTGCACTTTAACCTCAGGCCACCACATTGCAAACTCTCTCTCCCATGTTCCCTTTAAAGTGTTTGGGCACACGATGAGAGCAGGGAAAACGTCTTCCCCACGCTCCTTAATAAGCTTCAGCGCACGGATTGCTTGTGCTGTTTTTCCAAGCCCGGGTTCGTCTGCAAGTAGCGCACGTTTAGTTGTAGCCAAAAATTGGACGCCAGCTTTCTGATGAGGGTACAGATCTTCATCTCCATCCGCGTCTTCTTGGTCCCTAAGGATCATGGCTGGGTCAATCCTTGTGGCTCTTTCGTTAGTGGCCCATTCTGTGAGGGCTGGCCCGAGCAATAGCGCATCAAGAAAAGTGGAGCGCAGTGCAAGACAGCTAGACCAGCTGAGAGGGATCTTCCAGACTCTGTCCGAGGTCGACCAGGAAGAGCCAGGCAGGCTCTTGCATAGTTCTTTGTACCTCCACTCAGCCGTCAAAACAATATGTTCGGTCTCAGGAGCTTTTTCTGCAAAGATTGTCATTTAATGTCCTCTCCAAGTTACTGACAATAGCACATTACTGGTCAAAAAGCGCCCTTGGAATCCACCTAGACTTCACAAGAGCAAGAAGGCCGTGCCGCAATGCGTCTAAAGCGTGGCCTTCCCCCCCTTTGTGCCAAATTTTCAGAGTTTTTAGGTTGGGGTTTGGAAACATGTTTTTTGCGTCAGCGGGGCTTTGAAACAGTACCCCATATATTTGGTTTTGCCGACACACAAACTTTAATACACCTATTTGTTCCAAACTAAAAGGCGCTTGAGATTTTTTAGCTGTTTGTAGGTTAATTGTGAACTGCTCACACACCACTTTAAAATCTTCAAACTCATCTTTTTTATCCAAGAGGCTTTGAATGACGTGCGGAAATTCTTCCTCATCAACTTCCCCTGAATAAATAATTTCAGGGACATCGTCAGGGACACCAGACCATCCTAGAAGCGCCACACCCGTCATCTTCCCAGGGTCAACAGCTAAAACACCTAGTTTATTATTAGACATATTTTTCTCCCCAGTTTTTGTACGGACCATCCACCCCAGCCGTGAATGGCACTGACCATCCCACTGTTGTCATACATTCCTT